TCACGCAGTCTCATCTTATTGATGCCGTCAAAGTTATCATAAGGGATAGCGTCAATGTAATTTATCAAATACTTTTTGATCTGCTCAATATTTGTCTCACTGACAAAGTTATCTACTACGCGCACCAGTTGATAGTTTAGCTTTTTATCATAGTAGTAAAGATAAAAACCACCTTCATTTGATAAAAGACTGATCAACTTATAACGATCAATTGTGATTTGCCCTTTTGTTACTGACCAGAATGTAAGCAGTTGCGTGTCATTATCCGAGTCCATGTCTTGAACTAGCTTCTTAGCTTGCTTGATGTCTAGCTTATGCTTTTGTGATAAGAAAGCTGCGATGTTCTCATTGTCAATGCCTTCATCTTTTTTATTGACAAAGTCTTTTTTAATATTGCCTCCGATCCTATTGCGTTGCTCACCATAGCCATCTTTGACAAGTTGCTTGGCAGCTTCGCTAAAGTTACCATTATGCTCTAGTGTTGCATAGATCGCAAATGGCTTGTAACCCTTGCCAGTGTCAAACTCTGTGCTTGTGCTAAATACTTTAAATAGTCCAAGGCCTTTGTGATAGTCGGCGCTTATGTGCGAGTCAGTCTTGCCGGGCCTTTTAAGAAAGTCACGCTCACCTCTTGACTCAATGTAAGTCCAGCCATGTGCCTCAAGTAGTGCCACCACATCGCATTTGCTATTGTAGTCATCCCACGGCGTTGTCTGGTAAGTGTCCGAGTCTGCCACAACTTGCGTGCGCACCTCTTTGACAACTTCATTAAATGATCTGCAAATAGATAAGATGCTATCTCTTTGCTCAAGTGTGATCACATTGATCACAAAGTCTTTTTCTTTGGTGTAGCCTTCGGATGGCGGCGCTAACACATAGCCACCCTCACCGCGTGTCTCAATTAATACGATCTCTTTTGCGTGTGGTGTTTCTTTTAATTCATCTTTTGTAGCGTTACGCATGGCAAGCTTTTGATTGCCTTGCACCTCTTCGCATCGGTAGTACAGATGATAACCGCCGGACTTTGTGCGCACCACATAAAGTAGCGGCATAAGATCGGCCAGTGCATCTTGTAGTCTTTGCCAAAGGTTGCCGCTCACATCATATTTAAGATCAACATCTATAATCTCAAGTCCGCCAGATACGGCACCGCCTATGATCGCAATGTTCTTGCAACGATCATTTGTGAACTGGTGTTGTATTGTTGCATCATCCATGATGCTTGACTGAAATTCCGTCCAAGGAAAAACGGCACGCTTATTTTCTCCGATTGGTATAACAGAGAATCCTTGCTTTGCATAGTAGTTGGCTGCTTTTATCATTGGTTAATTTCTTGCATTTTATAAATTGTTCTCACTTCAAATCCTAATTCTTGTAATTGCTCATGGCGATACTTTTGCAGTTCACTCAGTCTGCCTTTCTCGGCCTTGCATTCTATAAAGAAAGTCTTGCCATCTTTTAGTAACATAAGATCCGGCATGCCATTCTTGTTGCACTGGATGATCTTAACTACATACCAGCCGAGCAATTCAAAATGTCGGATGACTTTACTTTGCAGAATACTCTCTCTCAATTTCTTTTAGTTTGGGTTTAACTTCTTTAATAAATTTTGATTGCACCATTATGTATAATGGTTTCTTTTTTTCTCTTTCGGGTAGTGGCTTACGGCCTCTTGTTTCTTTTTTCATTTGTTTTGTTTTTGATTTGCTGCAAAAATAGTTAAAATAAATTTAAAAAAAAACTTTTTTATTTAAAATAAAATACTATATTTGCTCTTGTAGTCTAAAACAAACTACATTTTATATTATGGCTTTATCAAATTTAGGAGGTGTTAACACAACTTACCTCAGTGTTGCGGACGGCAACTTAGTACGCCAACACAAACAAGCAAACGCGCAAACAACGGAGCGCTTAACAAAAACCGGCAAGCTAGTCTTTGAAGAGCGTTTCAAAGATTTGACTGCAAAATTAGATGGCATCGCTACTAGAGAGAATGACTATGGTAAGCAGTGGCAGATCAAGTTTCAAGATCAAGGTGACTTTTACATTGTCAGCTTGCCTTACTCTAGTCGCTACGCTTCTAGCTTTCTTAAGGTATTGCCAAACATTGATCTAAGTAAAGAGATCCGCTTTATGCCATGGGCAATGAAAGACAAGAACGATCCTACAAAGACGATTACTGGGATCACAATGTATCAAGATGGCGAAAAGCTTGCACCTTACTACACTAAAGAGGATCCTAAAGGATTGCCTCAAATGGTTAAGATTAAGGTTAAAGGCAAAGAGCAGTGGGATGACTCCGACATGATGTCTTATCTTGAGGAAATGGCGCTTAATTTATTTGAGCAAGATCATAAAGACTTATCAACTGCATCACATGATGATGATGAAACACCTTTTTAGTTGGTGATTATTGGTTAGCGGTTTGCAGCTTCCGTACAAAAAGCTGCACTTTTTTAAACCAATAAATATTTTTTATGCCAGTTGTAAAAATTACAAAAGAAACAGATTTGATCTTTAATGAAGATAGATACTTTATTAGAGTAGATGGTAAATTTATAAAAGGCTTTGCTACTTTAGAGCAAGCCGAAGAGATAGCAAACCAGATCGCCAAGAATGGCGGCAGAGAAAAAACAGATGAGATCACCATTAAAGAAATTATATGCTAATCAAAAATCAAACATCAAACCAGCTAACATTTAAAGACGGCCGATTCTACACAGACGAGAACGGCAACTATTTCCCTAGCGCCACTACCTTGCTTGAGGCATATCCAAAGCCGGCGCAATTAATTATGTGGATGAAAGAGGTAGGATCTAAGGCCGACGAAATTAGAGACGCAGCCGGTAAGCGTGGCTCGGCGGTGCATCAACTTACCGAAGACTATGACTACGGCACCGAATGCACTTTGCTTGACGAACATGGCAAGCCTAAATACTCGCTTGACGAATGGTCTATGTTTGAGCGTTACGTTGAATTTAGCACTAACCATAAGCCGGAGCATTTATTAGTTGAACAAACATTTATAAACAGTGGCTTAGGCTTTGCCGGCACCATTGACCGCGTTTGCACAATTGAGGGCAAAACTTATATTTTAGACATTAAAACAAGTAACGGCATTTATAATTCGTACTGGCTGCAACTAGCCGCTTATCGCGAACTATATACCGCAGCCATAGGCAAGGCGGATATTATGCCAAAAATTGATGGCGTGGCTATTTTATGGCTTAATGCCAAGACCAGGACTTATGGCAAAGGCGGAGTAATACAAGGCCCAGGATGGCAGATGGTCACTGAAATGGACACCACAAAGCAGTGGTCATTATTCCAAGCCGTCCAGCAATTGTGGCACGCAGAGCATGAGAATGATAGGCCAAAAGAATTTAGTTATCAACTTTCTCACAAAAAGTAATAACTTTATCCCATGACTACCAAAAGAAAACGATTATATTTTGACATTGAGACCAGTGCAAACATCGGTTTCTTTTGGCAAAGTGGGTTTAAATTAAACATTGGGCCACAAAATATTATTAAAGAGCGTGCAATCATTTGCATTTGCTATAAGTGGGAAGATGAGAAAGAGACACATGCTTTGACTTGGGATAGCAAGCAGAATGATAAAAAGATGCTCAATGATTTTATCAAAGTGCTTAACACGGCAGATGAGATCATTGGACACAATGGTGACAAGTTTGATCTTGCATGGGTGCGCACTAGATGTTTGTTTCACGGCATTGACATGTTCCCAAAATACACAACGATTGATACTTTGAAAGTGGCGCGCTCAAAGTTTAAGTTCAACTCAAATAAACTTAACTACATTGCTACGTTTTTAGGCATCGGCCAAAAGATTAAAACAGAGTTTGATTTGTGGAAAGACATTGCATTAAAAAATGATAAGGTAGCACTGGCTAAGATGGTGAAATATTGCAAGATGGATGTGATATTACTTGAGAAAGTACACAAGCTTTTAAATAATCACATAGATGCTAAGACACACTTTGGTGTTATCTTTGGCGAGTATAAAGGTACATGCCCAGAGTGTGGATCGGATGATATACAAAAACATAGCAGACAAATTTTAGCAAGCGGAACAATTAAAATAATTTATAAATGCAAGACATGTGGGAAATTTCACCGAAAGACGGACAAGTAGGCGGATCGCATTATAAGGATTGTAAGATCCAGCCAACTGAATTTATACATGCTAACAATATACCTTTTATTGAGGGCAACATTATCAAGTATGTGATAAGGCATCGCAACAAAAACGGCATAGAAGATTTAAAAAAAGCAAAACATTACATTGATTTATTAATCCAGCTAGAGTATGAGACTACCAAAGTTATTTAACAAAATGAAATTATCCGAACAAGAGACATGGCTTACTAATAAGCTGGCAGAAGTGCATGGCATTGAACAAGAAATAAGACGCTATCTTGCTAAGGTACGCGGCGGCCAAATTATTTTCACGCCTAGTGATCAAATAGATCGTCTGGATGAATTAGAATTAAAGAAAGATGCTTAAGATCAAAATCATATATCGCAAACTTGGCAGAGAGCAAGCACACGGCCTCGCCAGTAGTGATGGTGTAATAGAAATAGACGAGCGATTAAAAGGCAAAAAACATCTAGAAATATTAATTCATGAGGTATTGCATTTGCTTTATCCTCGCAATTCCGAGGCTACCATCGTCAAAAATTCTGTGATGCTTACACGCATCCTCTGGAAAGAGGGTTACAGACGCGTTGATCAAAAAGAGGACGAGCCGCTACAAGACGGCTTAATATAACATTGCATAGCCTTTGAGCAATTAAATATGATTAGGCAAAAGGCCGGCAAAAAAAATCAATAATAAAATTTATTATAGTAATTAGGGAATGCCGGCCTTATCTTTTTGACACATATTACATAAACATAAGTCAATATTTTAACTTTTTGACATGCAACTAAGAGACTATCAAGTAGACATAGCAGAGCAAGCAATTGACATCTTAAGAGAATTTAAGCTTGTCTATTTGGCGATGCAAGTGCGCACTGGTAAGACGATCACCAGCTTGCATATTGCTAGTTTATATGGTGCAAAAAAAGTATTGTTTGTCACAAAAAAGAAAGCGATCTCTAGCATAGAGGATGACTTTAAGCAGTCCAATTGTCTATATGATTTACTGATCATTAATTATGAAAGCGTACATAAATGCGTACAGAATTATGATTTTATCATTATAGATGAGGCGCATGCATTGGGCCAATACCCACAACCATCGGAGCGAACTAAAGCATTAATGATTTTATGCATAGGCAAGCCTATTATATATTTAAGCGGCACACCTAGTCCAGAGACTTATGCGCAGTTTTATCATCAATTCTGGGTGAGTAGTTTTAGTCCATTTAAAGACTTTAAAAACTTTTATGCATGGCACAAAGAGTATGGCATTCCGGCCAAGAAATATGTTTACAACAGAGAATTGGCAGATTATAGTAAAGTCAAACAAGAGCGCATCCAGTCGGACATCCAGCACTTGATGTTGACTTATACGCAAGAAGAGGCCGGCTTTGAGTCTTTAGTGCAAGAGACGATCTTATATGTAAAGATGAGTGATAAGGTTAAGTGGGCAGTTGATAAGATTAAAAAAGATAAATTGTTCAAGACTAAAGATGGACAAGTTGTGCTTGCAGATACGGCGGTCAAAGAGATGCAAAAGATCCATCAAATTTGTAGCGGATCAGTCAAGACTGAGGATGGCAATGCAGTGATCTTTGATGACACAAAAGCTACATTTATCAAAGAGCGATTTAAAGGCCAAAAGATAGCCATATTTTACAAGTACATTGCAGAGGGCATGCAGTTAAGATACACCTTTGCCGGCCGTATTATAGAGG